GAGACATCTTATCAAGCATCTCAATCAACTCATATCTGTTTGACAGAGAAGAATTAGCCATAATGCCCTTCAAAATGATAGGCAAAACAGGTGTATTAGGGCCAAGAGTCTGAAGCAAACCAATCATTTGCTGTTGTTCATGCTCACGGGCGATGATACCCAAAGCAGCAGTCGGGATGAATTTCATGTCTACAGTGGGGTAGCGCTCTGGGTCAAACTGCATGTAGCGGAAAGCGGCCTTATTGATGAAGGGGATCATAAAATCCTCTTGAAAGTTCACCAATGTACGCTTGTATTTTTTGATAATCGAGGCCACAGCCATCGAAATACCACCCTGACCGCCATCTCTTGCAACAGCAGTAACCATTCCCTGAGAGTCTAAAGTGCCTGTTGCCATTAAAAGCATACGTTCAAACTCTTTGGCAGTTTGTAGATTAGACCCGTCAGTATTTCCGAACTTGAATGGGAACAGAATCTCATTAGGATTGCCGTTTGTCAGGATTGCCTTACCAGGCTTTACTTCAAACTTAGCACCCCTTGGTAGACGGGTAGCATCCATAGCCATCATTGGACTGGTTGTCAGAGCTAGAGAATCTAAGTGTGAACGAACTTGGGCATCTATGGCTTTTTGTGAGTTGTAAGCCTTCTCAACAGTACCACGACCCAACAAGCGATTAGGAACTGTATCGTCCTGATATGCAAGAATTGGTCTGTCTTTCATCATGTATGGATTCTTTTCTGCTTTCAAAAGAACACCATCATTGGCAATCACAACAATTGCCTCAACCATATCAGAATACTCATCTTGAATAGAGTCTTCAGGAAATAAGTCTTCTACTTCAGCGCCATCTTCTTCTAGTTCTTCAAGGTACTCTCTAGGAACTAAACCATAGTAAGTAAGAAGTTTTACTTTATCGTCTTCGTACTGAGTAATTTCTTGGGTAGGCTCTAAGTCCGTATCCATTGAGTCAGTACCGATCTTTACCTTGCGATAGATGCCATCTTCTTGGCCTTTAACTACCTTGTGGATAGAGACATACTTTTCAATAGCCACACCCATACAGTCATCAATGGATGTTCCATTAGGATCAAATAGGAAATTACGGGGGTTAACGGGAACAATCTTGACAGCAATGCGATCTTTTTCTACGACTCCGATAGCTGCTTGTCCAATTTGACCAGGTATTGCCTGAGTTGATGGAACATAGACTTTTTCTGTTTTGACAACAATTTCACCAATTCCAGTACCATACAGTTCAGCAAGAAGCTCAATTTGGTCAATAGATTTGCGAATCTTATCAACCTTGAAGTCTTCCATCAGTTGTGCTTTGATAGCGCCAACGTCTAGGGGGCTGTTGTTTACATCACGAATATCATCTTGAATGTCAAAGAACTCGCCTTGACCAAAGATGGCTTCCATGATCTCAGCATGGCGTGTTTCTACGGCTTGTTGGGTAGCGGGAGTAACGATTCTAGAACGCTCAGACTCACGGGTTTTGTCTTGAACATCCCACTCACCATTGAAGATTCGCTCGTACTCTAGCCAATCAGACAGATAGTTAGTGTCTCTGTAGTCTCTCCAACGATCACAATGGTCAACTACAAAGTTTGTAAGTTCTTTGTCTGAGTCGCTAGGTTCTTGGAATTCCATATTATTACCTTGTCGTATCGCTAAAAGGGTCGCTATAAGCGGGGTTTACTGGTGCAGAGTTTACAACAGGAGCGAAAATATCTTTATCTTTTAACCCAAGATCACGGGCAGATTGCAATATCTGTAGGTATTTATGGGCTTGGATGTCTTCAGGACGAGACATAAACATATCCCGAACAACGTCATAAGCCTGTGGATTTGCAGGCCACTGGCGTGTTGCTTCGCCTGAAGCATCGTTATAAGCAGATACCAAAGAAAATCCAGAGGTAGGGCTTGGATCAAACTTGCCATCATCCAATCCACGATTGGTAACTCGAACAGCACCCGCCTTCAATAGGGCATCAAAGTTCAATGGGCGAAAATCAGCAGATAGCTTCTTATTATCTGAAGTAAGACCTTTGTACTTCTCTAAATCTGTGATTTTGTTTAAGTATTCCACTTATACCCCACTAATAATATCTATCGGTTGCCACTCCTCGCTCTCATCTTCTTCCATGTAAGATGTAACAGCAAGTTGGTCAATGTAACTAAGGGAGTCAGGCAAGTCATCGTGAACCCCTTGGGCGGGGAACAGGATTAACTGATCCACGAACTCATCCCACTCTTCCTCGGAATTTAACACAATTCTGCCATGTTCAAACCTTCCTTGCAATGCCCAGATGATTCTGTCTGCTTTTTTTCTATTCCCGTGGGTCAAATCTATGATATGGGCGTAGGTGTTGTTCTTTCTCATTAAGTCGCTCAGATAGGGCAAAACAGCGTTCTTTAGCGCCCCCCTCTCTATTCCTACACTAAGGGGTCGGTAGTCCCGAATGGCTATCAGTATCTTGGAGGCGGTTTCTCGGATGTCCCATCTGCCGTGTTCAATCTTCTTAACAAACCACTTCCCATCGTCAGTAACCTTAACAATAGCAATAGATGACTCATCTAGACGCTTCTTGGCATTAGCCGCTTGTTTGGCAACTTCCTCGAATCCCGCAAGGTCAACAGCGATGTAATAGCTTCCGTGTTCAGGCTCAACCCCATATTTAAGCCATTCCTCCTTAAAGATGTCCGATCCCGCATTGGTAAACGATGCCATGTATTCTTGCTTGAAAGCAAAGGTACTAAGGGTTTTCTTAGCACTTTCTATCTCTTTTGCGTCAATCAAGGGGTTATCAGCAGTCGTAAAGTGCCAACTCTTCCAATCAGGATCATCCTCACTCTCACCTAGTTTGAAGGTATCGTAGAACCAATTACGTCCTTTAGGCGTCCCAATAAAGAGCGCTCTCCCCCGTTTATCAGACAAACTGGCTCGAATTACCTGTTCCCACGCTTCAGGCTTGATGTCCGCAACCTCATCGAGAACGGCATAGGTCAGACTCACTCCACGCAAGGTATCGGGTCTGTCAGCACCACGGACGTAGATTCTTGCTCCGTTTATCAGGGTAATGTCCAAGTTATTAACGTGGCTATTCTGAATAACCTCTCTTCCAAGGTCTAGCAACAAGTCCCAGATAATCTGCCTCGACTGTCCCATAGTAGGACTAACATAGAGAACCGCAGAGCCTTGTGGACACTTGAGTCCTTCTATCAGTAGGGTAACTGCCGCCATCCGAGACTTACCGCATCTACGCCCAGCAGCCACAACCTTGAACCGAGTCGTATCTTTAAATACCTCTTGTTGCCAAGGAAGGAGACTAAAGTTCAGATCAGCCATACTTAGCCTCTACATCTTCTGGTTGTTCAGCAGAGTCTACTACTAGTGGTTCTTGTCCCAAACCAGTGATATTGATGGTTACAGCACTTCTCTGACTCTTGTCCTTCTCAAACAAAGAAACAGGAAGAGTCCTATCCAAACACATCTTCAATGCTACTAATTGATGTGGATGCTCATCATTAAGGGCTATCTCTATAACCTTCTGAGCCACATCCTTACCTCCACTCCTAATCATTAGCTCTTTAAGCTCCTTCAGCCGTTGATGGTCTGTCTTAGGTAGTACTAGGGGTGGATTGTCAGCAAACCTCTGTATGGTCATCTTGACTGACCCCTTGGGTCTTCCTCTTCCTCTTTTTTCCATTTTGTCCTCCTTGGAATGGATTAGTTCATTTTAGCTTTTTCTGAATGGGGGAAGCACCACAAATATCTCAGAGCCTAGCCTACCCCCTCCCCCCCCCTATCATCGGGCTTACCCTACCATCCATCACTGTACGCCCATACAGCATAGGGTTTACCCTTAGTGCCAACATCGTTATAAAAGATAACTACTTCTAATTGAGAATGATTCGCATTTGGTTAAATGGTTATGATTTATAACTTGTTGCGTGAAAGAGACAGCGGGTGCTTTTTAGGGTTACTTGAAATTCTAGGTTTGGTGTTCCTTCTATCTATTCCCTTACTGTTTCCCTTACTAGGTCACTTGGCAAGGGCTATCCCTTTTACTTTCCGGTAGGTTAGTTACTAACCCTATTGTTTCCAGTGGGTTATCGGCTCTATATCCGATACCATGCAAGTACTGGTACAAGGCTAGTAGGTTTTCAAATCCGTGGCTAATATTCCCTTCACCCGCTGACAATAGTATCTGTAGCTTAGGGTTATCCAGTTTCCGCCTGAACTGTATCGTGTCAACCTTAGGGGGTCTACTCATGTTCTAACCCTGAAAACAATTAAATTAAAATAATTCTATCATCTAAGGGTTTATCCCTATGTTTTTTTCTTTTTTTGTTGATATCCTTACTTTACTTTCATAGTGAAAGTATCAACAACTAAGGGCGTCAACATGAAAATTACTGAGCAAAAAAACGGTGACTACACTACATTTGAACGTGTTAGCCATAACGGGTATTACATTGTTAAACTGTACAAACGGGGTGAATTAGCCGATAAGATAATGACCGATACTTATCAAGCAGCAAGGGATTATTTGCGTTCTTTTAACCTTATCGCTAAAAACGGGTAAGGGGCAATTATGAAACAAGGGTTTTTAGATTACCTTTTAGCAATAATTTTAGGATTGTCATTGTGTACGGGTTTACTCGCATATTTTGACATTTTAGTTAAATAGTTCACATTTTTAATAGGCGTACAAATATCATGGATAAGATCACACAATCACTTGAATCACTTAATAGGGCTAAAAACGGGGATTCGTTAGCCAACTATCAGGCAATATTGCAAGGGTTTGCTGAAAAGGGAATAGCCCATGCGGACATTATCCCTAGGGAAAACGTGTTCACCTACAATGCTTGGTTAGCCCTTAACAGGCAAGTAAGAAAAGGGGAAAAGGGCGTAAAAGTTGTTACATGGATTCCAGCAAAAGATAAAACCACTGAAAATAGTTTCATGCTTTGTAGGCGTTCTACTGTTTTCCATGTGTCGCAAACTGATTCGATACAGTAAGGGTTTATCCCTATTGCCTAGGGGTTTCATTCCCCTAGAATCTAATTTTTAAATTATAGGCGTAAACAATGACAAATTATTTCACTTTCACTACTTTGCAAGCTGCACAAGATTATCGTTATCAAAACGGGTTAGGCGGCTGGATTTTTGCCCCTGAAAACGATAACCCTACTTTTTACCCGTTTCACGAAGTGATCTTATTCCCTTCTACTTTCACCCCTAGCGATATTTTCAATCACCCTTTCACGAAGGGCCGTACGGGTAAACTGATAGCAGGCAATTAAACCTTAGACTGTTAGCCCTTGATCTAGGGGCTAATGGCCTAGTGTTTTACTAGGGTTTCATTAACTTTTTTAATAGGCTATACCATGAAATTTTCTATTCAACGTAAGCACATTCGTGCAATGCTTCACTTGTCCGCAAAAAAGGACATTCGCTATTACTTGCAAGGTTTAAATATTGTCAGGGACAATCGGGGTACTTATATTGAAGCAACTGACGGGCACATTATGGGCCGTTTGCTTATCGATGGCATTAGATCAGACACTAAGCAAAATGTCGTTTTGCCTACTGATGCGCTTTTAAAGCTCAAGGGCACTAAAAAGCAGGGTGACGAATGGCTGCATTTTGAGGTCAACGGGTTATCAGTAGAGTGTATTCAGGGTGACTCTACCATTCGATTCTCCGCCCATGATGCAAGGTTTCCCGATACTGATCGAATCATTCCCCTAGTTTTTAAGTCAGAGGATGAAAAACCCGCATCATTTAACCCTGATCTACTGATTCGCTTTGTAGAATTGTCAGAGGAACTATATGGAAAACGTCAAATTCCTAATGTTTTGCAACAAGGGACAAGTTGCTGCATTGTCGATTTTAATCACATGAGCACCGATTTTATCGGGGTAATGATGCCGATTAGATCGCCTGGCAATGCTAGAGTTCCTGAATGGTGCTATTTACCTTCTGTTAAGCCAGTAGAAGCCACTCAAACCGCTTAATTTTAAGACTGTTGACCCTTGTTATAGGGGTCAATGGCCTTGGAATTTCCCAAGGGTTCAATATTTTTTAAGGTTCAATATGAAAACAACTGTGCACTTTGATGATTTCCGTCAGGCTTTTAATTCAATTCGCCCTGATAACTTTTCCCATGAGGGATTAGAACAATTATTTGATTATATCGAATCTTATGAGAGAGATAATGACGAAGATATTGAATTAGACGTTATCTCATTATGTTGCGAATACAGTGAAGAACACTGGAAAGATATTGCATCAAATTATTCTATTGATATTGATAATAGTGAAAGTGAAGAAAAACAAAAACAGCATGTAATGGATTATTTATGTGATAGCACTTCAGTTATTGGGTCAACTTCTGACGATAAATTCATTTATCAGAACTTTTAAGGGGCTAAAAATGCACGATATGAAACAACAATTAGACATTGTTTGGGATGCTTTGGAAGCATACAGGGAAGACCTTATTTCAGAAGGTGACGAACAACATGACGAAATTTGGGATGAAGTTTGCACTGCAATGGCAGTTATTGAGGAAAATTTAAAGCTAGCAGCATGATATATGCTTGCATTGCCCTAATCTTACGAATACTTACAAAACGATAATTTTAAGCCCACTTCGGTGGGTTTTTTTACGTCTCAAGCATACTCACCATTGACCCATGCTAGAAAACGGCTTAAAAGGGGCTTGAATCGCCTTCTAGGGGCATTTCCTGCGTCAATCTGCGAATGGTTACGTCAAGAGCTGCTAGTTCATCCATTTTTTTGACCCGCCAAATGGCCTTTGTACCATGCCAATTATTGTGGCAATCACGGCATAAAGCAATCACGCAATATTGTAGTTTTTGCTCTATGTGATGTGCATCACTTGGCCCATGTTGATCGCACACTGAGCACGGCAATAGTTTAACCTTTCCAATATGTAGCCTATGCTTTGCGCTTAGTTTGTTGTTCACTGGGTGGCCTTCATTTCCATTCGGGCACTATATTGCTCGGTACGCCAGCACTCTATTCGTGCCTGTGCTGCGGTCATAAGCCAGCGATACTTTTCCTCGGTTTCTACGGCTTCCCTGATTCCTCTCAAGATAACCCCATAATCTTCGTGTGCATAGGCGTAAACCTCTTGTTTGCCTAAAACCTCTGTTCCCGCTTGACTCATAAGTTGGGCTTTGCGGGATTTTCTGAATTCTTCCAAATACATCCGATCCGCTTTTGCTTTTGCATACAAAGGGGCGGTATCGATTAAGTACTGAATTGCTTTGGTGGGTTCGTTCATGGCTCATAGTCCGCTGTTTGACCATTGTTTTCTTTATGGTGCTGAAAACGCATGGCGGCCTCGATTTCTAATTCTTTGAATTGCTCATCAGATAAAAGCCCTGTGACGTTGCGACCTTCAAACCAGATTTCCTCGATATTCTCGTTGTAACTGGTTTCCCCGTCATGATCATATCGGTAAACGATGGTTACTATCTCGCTACCCGCACCCGTTGTTGTGTCAAATTCGTATGTCTTTTCCATGTGATCACTCCTGTTAAAAATTAAATCTTACCTATTTGTTTGCGTAATACCATAGGGATTTACCCTAATGTCTGAATCATTCGTAAAGCGGCTTCAGGGTTGTCAATCCTTGCCAATGTACCGCCAGACCAATTCTCGAAAAAGTCTGTTTGTAGCTTGGTAAACTTCTTTTTATTGTCTGTTTTGATCTCTACCAAAAAGGTATGGTTTTTATACCCTACCAATAGGTCAACTGGCAGACCAATAATCCAAACGTAAGCACCCGCAGATCGCAAGGCACTAACTATTTGGTCTTGGTTTGCGTCTACCCTAGCGGCATATCTCATAAAAGTGTTCCTTCTCTCATTTGTGCCATATAAGCTCGGATTCGATCTCTAGCACCAGTGCCATAGATTCTTTCGGCTCGTTCTAATCTCGCCCTGATGAGGTCACGATTCTTTCCCCACTCCCAATTCCGATATAGCTCTCTTGCTTCTGCTTGCTCTAGGATTACTCTATCGCCTTGTATGCTTCTTCTACTCCAAGTCACCAGTTAACTCCAATGCTTGATTTATCAGATGTATCGGAAATGGTACGCCCTCTTTTACCCTGTCTAGCAGTCTCATGGCTTCAAAGTAATTCAAAACATAGCCTCTTGAGTTTGTTTAGGTTGCTCATGTGCAAACAGTTGAGTTTGTGCAATTGCTTGTTCTATGCGCTTGCAAGCAATATCGAAATACTTTTGCTCACGCTCAATTCCAATAAACTGCCTTCCCATTTGCAATGCAGCAATACCAGTTGTTCCACTACCCATAAAAGGATCAAGAATTATTTTTGGTGATGGCTTACATTGTTCAATGCACCACTTCATAACTGCTATTGGTTTCTGAGTTGGGTGTTCTTTTACATCTTTTAATGCCATTGCTCTTGAATAATTAATTCTTCGTGCTGCTTTATGTTGATTAGTCCAGGCTAACTCAAAATCTGCCAATGAAAAACCATCTTGGCACTTATCCCACGAAAGCCAACCCATTGACGGAGGAAGCCAATCTGTAAAATAGTTTCCACCCCAAACAACTACTATTTTTCCTTTTTGCAAAAATAAATCAAAAGTAGCTTTTTCTGGCCTAACTTTATCCCAATGCAGTTTTTCAAAATTATTCCATCCTGACATTCCACGACCACCTGCACTTTCTGCATTTATTCCATAAGGAGGGTCAGTAATTACTGCATCAACTTTGTCAATCAATGGTAAAACTTCTAAACAGTCGCCAAGATAAAGCGTTGCATTTCCAATTTCTACTTTCATGCTCTTCCCCTTATTTGAGCCATCTTAGCCAACACTTCTAGCGGAATAGGTGCGGCTTTTTTTGCGTCTTCTGCAATCTTCAGCAAAGCAGGGTCAGGCTCATTTGATGGCGGAACAGTGAGCCTTACTTTGTCGGCAGGGTTTGGTTTAACAATCCACTCTGCTTTTAAACCTTGGCTGCTACGATTGCACCATTCAATCAAAAACTGCTCAAGTGTCCAGCCTAGTTTTTTGGCTTCAACTATTGCCCCGTCAAGAACTGTTTTAGTAATCGGGGCTTTCTTAGACTTACGCAAAGTAACCCAATCATCCCAAACTTGCTGAGAAACATCTGAAGGACAAGCAACGATAGTTGCGCTTTCTTTTATTTGGTTATTGGTTATTGGTTTATGGTTATTGGTTGCTATTGGGGTAGCATTAGGGGGGCTAATAGCCTCCCCATTGGGGGGTGTTCCCCACCTCTTAGCCGCCCCACGTTTACCCGCCTCAGCAAACTCCTTGTATTGCTTGATTTCCTTGTCTGCACGAGGAGAAACAAAGCCATGCTCTGTTGAAATGAAGAACTCATTGAGGACAGTCATTACGTCTTCTTCATGCTCACGCATACCGATCTGACGAGCAACATCCCTGTGTTTTATTGGTTTCTCATGCAAAAAGTAGAAGTCTAGCAAACGCCTGTAAGCCAAATCTTCCAACAAAGAAAGGTGGTGGGTGTGACTTTTGTAGTCACCAATGTGAAACTGGTAGTAGTGCATATATTCCGCTTTTTAACCACCCTTTGAAGGAATTGCCAGCAGGAGAAGGGTTAACTCTTTTCGGTTGGGTAGCAACTCCCGACCTAGCTGGATTCCATAATATCAAACTAATTCTACTTTGTAAACTCAAATAAACTGATTATTGGTAATATCGTTTGCAAAACCTTTGTTGCCAAACAATCTGCGAGCCTGGGCATTCATCACAGCATACTCAGCCTTGGTGAAAATACCCTTGGCATTCCTGATATCAAATGGGTTTAGCAAGCAACGTGGCTCTTCAATCTTCTCAGGCTTTTTAGCCATAATCAACCGATCTTCCAAGGTGTATTTATTGACCCAAGATCGCCCGACTTTAACCTTTTCGGACGTAATTTCCTTCTTACAAAGCATCTTCTTGCAAGCAGCCACGATAGAAGTTCTTGGGATGCCTGTCAAATTCTCCATTTCTTGAGAGGTAAAAGAGCCATTTTGTAAAGCTCGAACGATTGCTTGTTGTGTCATTGGTAAAGTTCCTGAATGTTAATTGGCCTGTTAAGGTGGTTTTCTAGAGTCCTACAAAGCAAAGCTACTACTGCCGCATTGAAGTCCTCTGGTTCGGTTACATAAGCTGTAGCCATTGTGATTGCGTAATCAAGCAATGTTTCAGCACACGTTTGTTCAATTTGTTCGATGTTCATACCCATAGCCTAGCATGATAAAAAAGATAAAAATAGTAGGGAAAACCCCTATGTAAATTCAGGAATCTATGTGGCACATTAGTGGTGTGGGCAAACAGTAACCCACGTTTAACAGGAGTAAATATGCCAATTCTTAATGGAAAAAAGGTCATTGACCTAGAAGTAGATGGAGTAGTTAGCTCAGATTATCCAGACTTTTCTGATGCTTACTTTTCAAATGGTTGCTTTGAAGATGGATCACCTCTGACAGACGATGAGTTAGACCAACTCACTATTCTGGCAGATGATGTTCTCTGGGAAATGGCTTTCGATAGTCTTACATGAAAACACTATTTCAAACCTATGTGGAAGAGTTCTCAGACATCCACTACTGCCCATACTGTTTAAACATAATGGGAAACAAAATAAGTTGTTGCCAAGAGGCAGACTTTATCCAGTTCAAGGATTTATATCCTGAACAACAAAAAGAGATTATTCAACAAGAGTTAGACGAAAATCAAAGGAGTTAATGATGGGTTTAGTACATAAAAAGTTAATGGAAGCAAGGATTCTTTTGCAACAAGCGCCACTCAAGAAGTCAGGCCATAACAAGTTTGCGGGATATTCTTATTTTGAGCTTGGTGACTTTCTGCCAACAATCAACCAAATCTTTTACAAAGTAGGTTTGTGCGGTGTAGTCTCATTTGGCAAAGAAGTAGCGCAATTGTGCATTACAGACATAGAAGACAATAGTGTGATCTGC